GTCAAATCCTTGCTGGTACTTCTTTTTAAATGTTCTTTGTAGGCGATCTGCCCAGTCTGGTTTACTCATTGCTCTCCTATCGCTCCCCTACCTAGATTCGAACTAAGAATGACGGCACCAAAAACCGTAGTGTTGCCAATTACACCAAAGGGGATTGGCAGTCCCAAGGGGAATCGAACCCCTCCTACCGCCGTGAAAGGGCGACGTTCTAACCGATAAACTATGGGACCTTAGACATCTATTGTATCAAGGATACGACTTAGAGTCAAGTTATTCTGCTGAATAATTTGGGAAGATCTTTGGTGTGTTCTCACACATGTCTTCTACCAAATCTGTGAATGATCGCTTGCGGAACCATCCTAGTTTTTCTTCTGCCTTTGTAGCATCACCTAGTAGGGTCTCTACCTCGGCTGGTCTAAAGAACTTTGGGTTTACCTTTACGATGGTCTTGCCAGTGTTCTTGTCGATACCGATCTCATCTACGCCTGTTCCCTGCCACTCAATATCAAAACCAAAATACTTAGATGCAATGTTTACGAAGTCACGAACTGAGTGCTGCTCTCCTGTTGCAATTACATAATCGTCTGGCTCGTCAGCCTGGAGCATAAGCCACATAGCGTATACAAAGTCTTTGGCGTGTCCCCAGTCACGTAGAGCATCCAAGTTGCCAAGTTCAAGAGTATCCATCTTATAGTTCTTAATAGCATTAAGAGACAAAACAATCTTGCTTGTCACAAAGTTTGCTCCACGTCTAGGTGACTCGTGGTTAAACAGAATTCCACTGGTAGCAAACATACCATAGGATTCACGATAGTTCTTTGTAATCCAGTGTGCGTATAGTTTTGCTACACCGTATGGAGATCTTGGATAGAATGGTGTGGTTTCCTTTTGTGGAACTTCCTGTACCTTGCCAAACATCTCAGAAGTTGATGCCTGATAGAACCTAGTATCTTTTAGGCCAAGAACTCTGATCGCTTCAAGGATACGTAGTGCACCGATAGCGTCTGTCTCTGCTGTAAATTCTGCTGTGTCAAACGATACCTGCACGTGACTCTGTGCACCAAGATTGTAAACTTCGTCTGGCTCAATGATCTTAATTAGGTTTGTAATAGATGCAGAATCAGTTAGGTCGCCTTGGTGAAGGAATAGGTTATCGTTAGTGAGGATACCCTTAAGTCTAACTAGGTTGTCTGTCGAAGATCTTCTTACAATACCGTGAACCTGATAGCCAATGTTAAGAAGAAGTTCTGCTAAGTAGGAGCCATCTTGGCCAGTAATGCCAGTAATTAATGCTTTCTTCATTACTAGTCTTTCCAGAGATTTGGAAGACCAACTGGCTTTGTGTAATCTTTACCCAAGTTAGAGAATAGAGCCTTGTCCATTTCACGTCTTACAATGTTGCGTGACCAAGAGAATCCTGCGTCTCCACCCCATGCAAGCCACATGATGTATCCGTTTGATGGGTTAGCCTGGTTGCCCCAGTCCTTACCCTTCTTGTCTACTTCGTGACGTGAGAAGTATGAGTACATACGCTTAACGGTGCTGAGTGATAGAGTCTCTCCTCTTGCGAGTTGTCCTGCTCTTGTCCAGCCTACCGCTGTTCCAGCACCCTTAGCCTTGCCATCTTCTTTAAACTTAATTGCTTTACGAGCAGCAGCCCTTGCACCTGCTGGTGGAGAATATCCCTCTGCCTTTTCAACTGAATCTGTTTCATAGACAACGTCATCGTCATCTTCAAACATGTCATCGGCCTTTTCAACTGGAACGCAGTTAGGAACCATTCTTCCATTTTCTCCTGGCTTCATACCACGTTGGGTATAGCCTTCCCAGCATGGATCTGCTTTTGTAAGTGTTTCTTCTGGGCAGCATCCGTCAGCCTTGTCCATCATCTCTGGAACTAGTTCTCCATCAACAAGGATTGCTTCTGCATCTAGTGGTAGTGGTGCAATTGCAATAACTTCGTCAGAACTTACGTTAACTAGGTAACTGGTTTCTTCCCAATAGCCACCATCTGATTCAAACTCTAGTGTGCGAACTACGACTGCTGGAGTGTCTGCTGTGGCTTCCATGTAGTATTCCGATCCTGGAATTCCTACAGAGCCTTCGGCCATTACGTGTTCTACACGACCAATGTAAATCTCATCGTCGCAGTTTGCAATAACAAAATCGCCAACCGAAACCATGGCCTTGCCGATGTTTCCTTCAGAGCGATTGATTGCATAGATTTGTCCTGCTGCTTCTTTAGCGGTTGCGTGGCAACCCATTACGGTTCCGTCATCTTTTAGGGCAGGGTAACCCTCGCATCCGTATGTTCCCTTTTTTCCTACTTTATATGGCATACCTATATTATAGCACAAAATATGAGCAGTTTATACTCATGCTCAGGAGTTTTTTCCGATTTACTAACTAATTTCGATAGCCTTTGGCTTCTTTTCTTCTGGAATGTTTTTAACAATGGTAATCGTTAGGATACCGTCGCTCATTCCTGCGGAGGTTACCTCATAGTATTCTGGCAAAGAGAACCTTCTAGAGAATTTTCTAGTTGCGATACCTTTGTGGAGGTATGTGGATCCTTCCCAGTGACTAGGAACAACCTGGGCACTGATTGTGAGGTTCCTGTTATCCATCTCTAGTTGTACATCATTCTTTGAAAAGCCTGCTAAGGCAAATTCCAAAATGAAGTCATCATGTGGCAACCTAATAATGTTGTATGGTGGATAACTTGCTGTGTTTGTTGTTGCAAATACCTTGTCGAATTCCCGACCAAGGATTGCGAATGGGTCATTAATAACCATTTCTATCATCTCCTAATGTTTAGCGAGTTAATTGCCCCCAATTGGCAGGCATATATATTATACCACATGCTATAATTGATGTAAATAGAAAAGGATTTTATGTCTAAGCCAGTTATTTTCGTGTATTCTGTTATTCGAAATGAATCTAAGTATCTTAAAAGATATCACGCTCAGTTGAAGGAAATGGTAAAAACTTTCCCAGAATATGAGTTTGTCTTGTCAATCTACGAGAATGATTCTAATGATGGTACCCCCAGAATGATTGCAGCAATGGACTGGTCATTCTTTTCAGACTTTTCTTTTATTACAGAGACCCTCAAAACACAAAACTATGGATCGGTTAAGTCAAAGGATAGAGTCAGGAATCTTTCTATCGCCAGAAACAAAGCCGTAGAGGCCAAAGACTTTTTGAGCAAAGCCGATTACATTATGATGGTTGAGTCTGACATGAGATTTGACATGAACACGATTAGGCAGATCTTAGAGTTTAAAAAACTAGAACCAGATTTTGATATTGTTTCTGGCCTTACGGTTAACAATCATCCGATCTATGATAGTTGGGCTACTCGCAAGGGTCCAAGGTTTACCAGTCACGAAGAGGTCAGGCTTTACGATACAAAGTCAAAGCCGTATGACAAGTACTATGCTACGTCAAATGGTGTATGTCTGTATCGTGCAGAGCCTTTTAGAGAAGGCGTTCGTTATGGATACATAAATCCTGTAACTAAAAATTTTGATTGCGATACCGTTGTAGTTTGCCAAAACTTTCATAAACTTGGCTATGATAAAATTTACATCATACACACGGCAAAGATTTATCACGAGCACTTCTAGATAAAAGAAAAGCCAGGGTTTCCCCTGGCTATCTTTTTATTTTAACTACTTCTTTGGTGTAGTCTTCTTTGCAGCAGGCTTCTTTGCAGCAGTAACCTTTTCAGATACTGTCTTAGCAAGTTTCTTACCATCTGAAACGTTTGCAGTTGCGAGTGCTTCTTCTACTGCCTCAACGCTAGGGACACGACCAAACGCCTTGTCCTTTGGATTGATTGCTCGTAGAGCAACTGGAATAACTGCTGCTACAAGTGCCCAGACTAGGTCTAGTGGATCAGTTACTCCAGCAAGATATAGTGCGGTTGCTGCAGATAGAACTGATCTTCCGTATGAAGCCAGCATTGCTGTTAGTTGTGGTGTCATTTTATTCTCCTTTGTCTCTGTTAAGAGACCTATATTTACCCATTGTTTTTATTATCTTTGGGTAAAACCTTTTCAAGTTCTGAGTATGCCTTAGAAATTTTATCTAAAGACTCATTGTTTGGACTGTCAATAGCCTGGCCAAAGTTTCTGTAATATTCAATCTCTGGGCCTACTTCAGAAATAAACTTCTTAAGAACTAACTGAACCTCTTCGATATAGGCAAAAGCCCAATCACGAGAATCGGATAAAAATTTAACAAATCCTTCGTTTGTGTTTAGGTTCTTGTCTTCAGATGCAGACTTGCTGTTTGCATTTTCTAGCAAGATCGTTATGATGCTTGCGGTTAGTTTGTTGTTCTTCTTCTTTAAGACAATTGTAGATACTACAAATGAAACAAAGGTGATGCCAAGGATGCCATATAGTAAAAATTCATACATTATTGTTCCTTGCCCCCTTCTCGGACCAGTAGCACGATTGCTCCGTTTTCCTCAAAGGCCTTCTTGACTCTTACCATATATTCTACAGCACGTCGTCTATCTTCATCAAGTAGTCTCATAAACTGTGGCTCACTAGCCTTCACGGTAATAAAGGTGTCATGGTCTATAATTTGCAACTTAAATCCTGGTGGAGCGTAATGATCCAGGGATCTAAATGCTGTTCTCATTGCATCAGTGTACATTGTTGTTTTCTTTCTGGTATAACATTATTCTTTGTCAGTCGTTAGGTATTCCCAAACTTTTGCCCAGTCCTGTTTATTACGATGCTTGTTAAATTCCCTTGAAATTTTTCCGTTCTCAAAGTACACACCGCCTGCAACACCCCACCCTTTGGTAGATACTGCAACGGCAAAGCATTGTCTTGCAACTGGACAACTAGCACAGACAGCGTCAATGTCTTTTCTTACTTCCAAATCTTCTTCATAGTTGTCGAAGAAGTCATTGGTTTCCATGCCTAAGCATTCGGCTTTATCTTTCCATTCATGCTTATCCATTTTAGCCAACTAACTTATTTGGAATCTCCCAACCATTAGCAGTTGCCTCGTAACGTTTCTGTACGATCCACTTGCCGTCAACGAATGCTCCGTCTTTAGACATCATGCCGTCTTCACTGGTTTT